TCTGTATACAGGGGGGTTCATTGGTTTGTAAAACCGTTCCCGTCTCCACATAAGTTGGGGTTATATCTTCCTGTTGTGATTGATTTTTGTATATCACATAAGCAATAAAAAATATGATGGTGACGGTGACGAATTTTACTTTATACATTACTTCGGTTGTGAGTTATAGATTTTACCGGCATACATCTTGAAGATTGTGATGCCAACGGAGTCGGAAAATACTTGGTATTCTCCTGTATGTTTATCTATTATAAATATATGGTTCTTCTCGTCAACGGCGATTGATACATCATCCAAAGTGACAGGTTGATTGTTTTTCTCTTCAGGAATGTATTCTACGTAGGTTTTTCCGATGTAAAATCCTGTTCCGAGAACGATCAAAAGAAAGATATAATTGACAATCCTCTTGGTGATGACCCATACCTTATTAAGAGTTTCTTTATTTAAGGTATTCATGGCAAATCAATTAATGTCCCATCTTCCAACGAATGGAGTTTATCCTTTGCGTTGGCATAAGATTCAACAAGTTTATCCATCTCATCCAAAATTTGTGGGTGTTCACCAATTCCTGCCGGTCGTTCAAGATATATCTGAAGTGCCGCAGATGCGAGTTCCATATCCGCCCGATATTTGCTTCTCAAGGCTTCAACCAATCTTCTTTTAATTTCCATAGTTTTGATTTTAATAGTTTATTATTTTCATTCAATTCCAACAAGTTCAATAGAGAAATTCAAATCTTTTCCCGCCAAAGGGTGATTGAAATCCAACACAATCCCTTCTTCGTTTTCTTCAACAACAAGAGCTTGAATGGGATGACCCATCTGATTCTGACCTTGAACCATAGATCCAATATTTACCTCAAAGTCGGGTGGGAAGTTGGATCGTGGGACATTTTGAATTGCCGCTTCCATATGATCGCCATATGCTTCTGAAGCCGGAATTTGAATCTCCTTGATTTGTCCGATTTCCATATCATAAACCGCATCTTCAAATCCTTTGATCATCTGTCCAAGACCTACCTCGAAATTCAAGGTCTCACCTCTTTCGTATGAGTTGTCAAACTCCATTCCTGTTTCAACCAAAGTTCCCTTATAGTGAACTTGGATTTTGTCTCCTTTTTTAACTGCCATTTTTTTTGATTAATTAATTTTTTTTATAATGTTAATAAGATCTCTTGGCATAGGAGAGGGTAATTTATCAATTTCAAAATAACCACATTCAGAATGCTCAAATCCATCTTTTGCATTTTCTAACTCAGGTGAAATCATTTCTGAGGCTTCAACCATAAAAACATCCAACTTACTTCCCGATCCATCCTCATTTTTGTAAACCGATGTTCCAACATAAATGAGTGGGTCCGATATATTTATATTCGTTTCTTCATAGAATTCTCTCAAAGCCGCAGCTTGTGAAGATTCGTTTTTCTTCCAACCACCACCAGGTATTGACCAAAACTTACCAAGTGTTTCTGATTCTTCACTCCTTTTACAAAGGAGAACTTTATCCTTATATTTATGTAAAATTCCTGACGATCTTCTCATAATTAAAAAGTTCTGTCCTTAAACCTAACAATATAAATCCAATTAATCAAGTGTTGGGTATTTATTGAAAATGAGATCACTTATTAAGCAAATATTGAAAGAGGAAACCGAAGAGGTATTTGTCATACCAAGTCTTAGTTTTTTTCCTGATAAAGTAGAAGGATTAAAAAACTTTATTGAAAAAAAGAACATCAAAAGATGGTCGTTGGATGATAAATTAAATTTGGGTGGTTATGATGGTGATTTAACTTGGCTTGAGGGACTTGTTTCCATTACGGGTTTTTTGGATTTGGAAAGGACAGAAATTAAATTTCTTGGAAATCTTCAATCGGTTGGTGGTAGTTTGGAATTGAAAGGAACGCCAATCGAATCCCTTGATAATCTTCAATCGGTTGTTGGTTTTTTGAGTTTGAGAGGAACACAAATTAAATCACTTCCAAAACTTCAATCTGTTGGTGGTAGTTTGGATGTGAGAGGAACAAAAATTAAAACCCTTGAAAATCTCAAATCTGTTGGTGGTAGTTTACATTTGAACGAATGCCTATCAGAAAAATATACAAATGAAGAAATTAGAAGTATGATAAATGTTGGTGAGTTTATTTTTAGACGTAATTAAAAAGTTATGATTGTAAAAACCAAAATAAAAAATAATATACTAAACTCAAAGATTTGTGCAACACCAGATCAAATTGAGAATGGTATGATGGATAAAACATTTGAAGGTTTTGATTCAATGGTGTTCTTGATGAATGGAAAATCTCATAGTTTTTGGATGAAAAATTGTATCATTCCATTGGATATAATTTTCATCAAAAATAACGTTGTAAATAAAATACATCACGATTGTTCCCCCTGTAATTCTGATCAATGTGAGTCATACACAGGAGTTGGAAATATCGTCTTGGAATTACCCGGTGGTTATTGTCAGGATCACAATATCAAAGAAGGTGATCCTTTTGTCATTTATTCCGATTCCGTCTCAACCCCTTGAATTCTACCTTTCAGTTTTTCAAAGAATTGATCTTGGAAAAATTTCACTCCTTGAACAAACTTGGCTTCCGTTCCTGGCTCTCTTCTATAATCACCTTGTGGTGGTCTCTTGGATCTTCTCAAATAATTAAGACCTGAGAGATTGGTTATACATTTGTGACCTCCAGAGTTTTCCACTACCAAGTCATAAAATGGAATTGCAAAACTATCTAATATTGTAAGTTCATCTTCATTTAGTTCAGAGAACTTCTTATCCATAATTTGATCCAATCTTGAAAGATATTCTTCGTTCCCCGCTTGAACTTTGTCCATATAAAATGCTTTTAAGTCCGAAGATGTAAAACCAACACTTTCAGGACCAACAGATGTTTCAGAGATCCATTTTAGAGTTGAGAGAGGAACCATTTCCTTTTTCATCCAACCCTTGTTTTCTGCGAGGATCTCATCTTTAATTTCACCCAAGTCAATACCTTTAAGAGCTCTGTCTTCTTTAAATGGATTACAACTTGCCTGAACCAATCCCAAAGGCCAAGCAATAATTAAGAAATTTGCATCGGGATAGTTTTCGAATGGTGTATATCTGTCATAAGAACCTGGTTTGAATAATGAACCACCACCATATTGTTTTATGATTCCATCTTCAAAAACGACGTTGGGTGATTCTTTTTGAGATTTGACATATATGTCTTGGTTCTTCGCCATTTCTTCGGGTGAAGCAAATTTTCTTTCCTTTGCAATCTTTTTGATGTTCTGATAGATATTCATCAACGAAGGTGAAGAAGTCATAACCAATTGCTCCATAAAGTTTGGTTTGTTTTTATATGCCAAAAGAAGTTTGTTGGTTAACAACCCAAGAGCCATCTTGTTCTTCTCCAAAGTTCCCTCCTTATCTAATTTAAGGATATAATTCATAACATCACGGGGTTTAATTCCGTAAGGTTTGAAGTTGGCAGAATCAACAGTGGAGATTAACTTAATATCGTCAGATGGAAATATATCTTTGGGTGACAGAACTTGTGATATTGTTTCGATGTTTGATCTTGCAGATCTGAATGATTTGGATTTGGTATCCTCTGCTCCAGCTTGTCTGTCGTGGTGGTCGGTATGAATTTTGAACATAGGTTTCCCGTGAGCAAAGTCAACCAAGACGGGCATCGTGTCACCTGCAGCATCCAACTTCTTAATGGAAAACTCTTTATCACCATATTGAATAATTTCCGCATCAACAACTTTGATTCCGTTTGATTCCAAATATTCTTTCATTCCCAAAGCAGAAGTTACACCATCTAAATCTTGGTGAAAATAAATCTTTGCTTTCGGATATCTTTTGGATAATGCGTTTATATCTCTAATACCACCTTCGTTAATTACTTTTTTCATTTTTTTCCTTTTATAAAGAAGTTTTTATATACCGCCTCTCTCCTATTTTGGTTTCCACCCCAACCTTGCCAATTTTTTAATTCTTTCCCCGCACCCTCGATATCCTTATTTTCAAGTTTGGTGGCGATTGGAGATTTTCTAAATCCACTACATCCTTTGTTATAAACAACATCAATCAAAGCTTCAAATATGGATGGTGTGACTTTTGTTTTGGTATCTTTCTGCCACCTCTTAATAC